GTAGTCTGATCCAGAGTCGTTCCGTCCGCTGCTGTCACTGTTCCTGCGCTTGTGTCGCCCATTTGTGTAGTTTTCAGCTTGCACGCTGATCCGTCGTTCTTGACGAAGTAGCGTCCACACTTAGCTTCGTATGCGTCACGAAGCAGAGTGTTGCCGATGACTCCCCAAGCAGTGCTCGAAGTCTCTTTGAGAGGGATCGCCCAAGCGATCTGACTAAGAATAGTTCCTTCCTGCTGTACGATGTTCGCAAAGTCAGAGAGTTTGACGCGTTGTGGCTTTCCGTCGATCTCTACGAGAATCGCGTCATCCTGCGTCATTGCTGTTGCATATCCAACAGCGCAAATGTCACCAGTTGTCATAATTTTGAATTTTACTTTGAGTTATTAAATAAGTGAATTTGAAATAAGATCCGAGAGTGATCAGCTTCCCCAAGAAGCTTCTGCAACGACAGTCACGTCCATTTGCTTTCCGTCACGATCCGTCTCTGTTGTAGTAACGACGATCTCGTTAGTGGAAGCGTGCTTGATAGAAGTCCATGCTGCGTCTCCGTCAGTCGCCATTACGTCCATAGTCCAGACAACACCAGAAGGATTGAGCACAGATCCAGAAGTCATGTTGATGATCTCCGCTTTCACTGTGACGTTCTTTCCTTCGTCTACTGACGTGTTCGCTCCGTATGTGTAGCAGTGGATCGTGTAATCGTCCGCGTTATCCATGATCGTGATGCCAGAACGCGCAGCGGGATTCGTGTCAGTGGAGTTGATCAAGAACTCCGCGATGAAAAGCTGCGATCCGTCAACAGCGGAAGAATTGACCGTGTACTCTGCGACTCCGTTCGATGCAGTGACAGTAGTGATATACTCGCTGTCCTTGTAGATCTTGACGTAGAACGTCTGAACGAACGTTGTTCCGTATTGAAGCTGCATTTGAAGCTTCGTCTGCGTGAGCGTAGAGTTTAGGATCGTTCCTGCTGTTGTGTTGATCAGTCCGACGTATGAAGACGCGCTGATCTTCTGGATGCGGACGTTGATGTCGCGTGTGACGTTGTACTCGACACCGTTGACGCGCACTGTGCAGTTGAATTCGAGAGAGTCGTCACCGTCGTTGTTGAGTGACGCGAGATTTCCGATGATCTTCAAAGCACCAGTCGAAGTGTTCAAGAAGAACTTCGATTCGTAGCCAGTAGTCGTGCAGTTACCAGATGCGTCGAAAGACAGCGCAGTTCCGATGTACTTCCAGACGATAGTTCCTGCGACGATGTTCACTGTTGCGTTGCGTGCAGTCGTGATGTTCGGTGTGATCGTCGGCTGATTCGCTGCGACAGACCAGTCTGGCGACACCGTTCCAGTCGTTGTGTCGATGCCTTGATAGAGAGCCTTGTCGCTTGTCAGAGAAATGAAGATCGAGTCACCAGTGCGAAGACGCTTGATGATGATACTTCCTTGTGCAGAGAATTGTGTAGACATACTTTCTTATTGATTTTTAAGTTCTTGAAGTTCTTGAATCGTATATAGACGTGTTCCGAGACGATCGGCACGCTCCGCGAGAGTTTCGCCTTGCACGTTGCAGCGCATGATGTCGAGTTCGTTGATGATGATCTGATCATCGATCGTGCTGCGTCCGTAGCAGTCGATCAAGTTTTCCTGCGCAGATTCCTTAGTGATGATTCCGTAATACATAGCAGATGATTTTTGATTGTTACTCGTTGAAGATCATAGTCACTGTCTCGTTGTTAGCGTTCTTGAACGTGAGTTCCGTGTCAGTAGTCCCGATCGTAGCGTGTCCGATCTTGTAGACACTTGACTGGCGCGTCTCGTAGCCGATGTCGCAGTAATCGTCTGCGCTCTCCTTACCGAAAGCAGCGCGTTCCAGATCGATGACCGTCTTGCAGCCTACGGACTGATACTGCTTCGTGTTCAGAGTGTTCGTCTTCGTAAACCAACGGACGCTGATCACTGGCTGCGGGTAGTCCATGACGTTTCCGTTATAGTCTACACCAAGTTCTTCGAAGTAGTACTTGTCGGTAGGAAGCGCGTCGTTCCAGTGCTTCGCGTGTACTTTGTACTCTGGATAGGCACGATCGACGGATATTGCCTGCGTTGCTACGACTTGCGAGTTGTAGACAAGCTTGATGATGAAGTTGTCCTTTTCGATCAGTCGCAGATCCAGTTGAAGCAGTGAGTTCGTGAATTGCAGGATCTCGCGTCCGTTCGCAGTGATCTGTGTCTGCGTGCCACCAGAGAGACGGAAAAGCTGCAAAGAGTACGTGTCAGAGGGTGTTGCACCGCCCTGCAAGACATAGATCGGAATGTTGCACAGATAGCTTTTCGAGTTTGTCAGCGAAGCGACTGTTGCGTTTCCGACAGAGATTCCGTGTGCGATCTTGTACTGATATTCCAGAAGCTTGTCTTCGAACGGATTGTAGCGGATCGCGTTCGACGATCCTACTTGAAGCGACCACTGGCTTTTTGCTCTGTCCGTCGTTGACAAGATCACTGTGTCCGTCTCTACATCGATATTGCTTCCAGTGCGTATGTCAGCGAACTTCGCTTTCATAGACAGCACGAAACGCTCTGACGATGACAGATTTCGGTAGATAGTGATAGATCCGCGCATGTCCGCGCCAGTAGTGTCGATCGCGTACTTGTTCGTCCAGTCATTGAGCGTGCTGATGTCTACTCCGTTGACGTACCACTTGATGTCAGAGAGATACTGATTCGTGTTCTGATTCGTCCAAGAAGTGTCTTCCGCGCCAGTCATGACAAGCGGACGTATGACGCAGGGTGTTCCCGCGCCCCCGACAGTGCCGCCACGATCGGGCTGATACGTTCCGCTGTCTGGATCATAGATCTGATTCAGCGGACTTGTCGCGGACGTGTAGCAGTACAGCGAGACAAGAACGTTCAGCGGTGCAAAATCGCGTCTGATTCTGATTTGATTTTCCATATTCCTTGTTTTTAATTGTTATATTCTGACGGATCGACGGTTACGCTGCCAGTAGCCGTTCTCCCCTGCTCATTCGTTGCCGTGAAGTTGAACTGCGTCGAGAGTATCGCAGCAGCGAGATCGTCTTCCGTGATGACAAGCGTCCCTGCGAAGTCTCTGTGCGCGTTGTTCCAGACTGCATCTGCGCCAGTGTTGCCAGACTCGCGAGTGACAGTCCACGTAGTGACTTGATCCGTCACGTCTTCGTTGTAGCCGTTCAAGACGTGACATGTGATCGTCTTCGTCTCGCCCTCTCCCAGAAAGTTGTCCCCGCCAGTGTTGATCTCCATGTAGTAGCGTGAGTTCACGATCTGTTCGATGCGTCCAGTGAGATAGATATTGTTCAGATATGCAGAATACCCAGACATGTCGAGATCGAAGATCTGCAAGTTCGAGAGATCGCCAGTCTGCATTGCGATGTTGTTCGCGTCCCACTCCCAAGTTGTCTGGTTGATAAGCCAACGCGTGTAGGTACGTGTAGAGAATCTGCATGTCTGACGTGATGCGATCGTCGGATTCGCATAGCACGCGAACGTCATGAATGCGTGCGGGTGCTTTGGCGAAGGATGACGCTCCGACTGTGCTCGCAGAATGTATCTGAATTCAGAGTTATGAACAGTGTCCGTGATCTCCGTGATGCGGAAATATGACGTGTAGAATCCTGCAAAGCGGAAGTTGCCGCGTCCGTCATCATAGTCTGTTTCGGAATTGTCTGCTGCGACTTCCGAGTGATAGATACCCATGCAGAGATCGTCTTCCGCGATTGCTCCGAGTTCTCCGTCTTCGAGTTTAAGCTTGATCGTTCCAGTGTTAAGCTGATTTCCCTCTCCGTCAACGTCGATCGTGACGGACTCGATGATTCCTGCGCCTGCTGCGTGCCAGTCGTTGCCTACGACGATGTCTGTGCGATTGTAGCGCAGTTCTGGAACTTCCAAGAACTCGCGCAGAATGAGTGATTTCAGTTCCGCGTCGCCTGCGCCAGTGATGCGCCCACCGATACCGCCTACGATCCCCTCGATGAAGTCCTGCCCGAACTGTGCTCCTTGAATGTGTCTGGAACGCTTTTCGAACGTGATCGCGCCTGCTGCTGTATCGTCAGCGTCCTTGCGCAAGAACATGCGACGCGCTTTTGAGAGCGTAAGTGCGCCTGCGCTGTTGCTGTTGACAACGTATGTCAGCTGTCCGAGCGCGTCAGTGACTTGCTTGACTTCCTCGCGAAGTGTGGACGTTGATCCAGTGATCCGATCCTCTCCGATCCTTATGTCCTGCTTGTATGGAACAGCCAGATTCGTAGTGACTGCAAGAACGCGTGTCTCGTATGAATAAGCGCGATTCTTGTACGTTACAGCCTGCCCGACGTGAAGAATGAGATCGTCTTTCTTGAACTGTACTGGATTCGAGTCGAACTGATAGTTGTTCAGATCCAGAAGCATCTTCGCGATCTCGATGTCAAGCGTGTCTGCAAGTTCCTGCTGTGCTGACTTGACGTAAGCAGCAGGCATCTTGATATTGAACAGCGTGACACTGTCTCCGTTAGTAGGCACAAGATACTGTTTCGCAGGAATGATCGCCCCGTTCTGTTCGATGAAGATAATCTCGTAGTCGCCTGCAAGGACGTGAAAGTCACCAGAGACGCTATCAACTGTCTCTGCGTGCTCATGCCAAGCAAGTTCGAACTCACGAT